TAGATCGCGTATGGTCAATAGAGCAACTTCTAACGTTTCCATATCACAAAATACCAACTGATTAGTTACTCACGACCTAATTTCAAGATCCCCAGAAAAGATGAAGCGCAAACCAAAATTAACCTAATGGATGAGGTCAACGTAGAGGCAGCTTATGCCGTGGCTGATGCAGTAGATTTGGCTGTCGCTTCTTGTTATGTCGATGCCAGTGCCGCAAATTTGGTGGGCACGGACGCAGCACCCAAGACTCCTAATGTAACGAAGGGGGACGCCTCCAACGTATTCAAGTTAATCACGGACTGTGCAACCAAGCTCAAAAAGTCCAAGGTGCCGGCAGCAATGCCCAAGTGGATGATCATACCTCCCGAGATGGAGGCGCTGATTGTAAACGACCTGCACGATCAGGGTTCCAGCGCGCCAACGGTGGCAACTCCAGCAATCTTAAACGGCTCGATTGGCCAAATTGGAGGATTTGAGCTACTGGTATCCAATAACGTGCCTAACACCAACGGGACACTGAACAAGATCCTGTTCGGAACCAAGCAGGCCATAACCTTCGCATCTCAGGTAGAAGATACTCGTATCCTGCCGATGGAAAAACAGTATGCCAGAAAGGTAGACGGGGAGTACGTGTTCGGCAGAAAAGTAGTGAAGCCGGCGTGCTTGGGCGTCATGACCTGCAACTTCAGCTAAATAGGTGGATAAGATGAATAGGATTCTATATTTTTTGCTGGCCAGTGCTCTTCTATTTGCAGGCATGGCAGAGGTACAGGCTATAGATACCGCGCTCACGGCTGCCGGGACACTAACGGGTGAGAATAGTTATGTAACGATGGCCTATTGGAGTGCTGCACCCACGAGCACGAATACAAAGTATATCGCCTACGATAGCGCCTACATGTATTTCGTGATTATCAATGCTACAACCGTAGGAACAAGTCCAAAACTGAACATCCTGGCCGGAAATAACCCGCCTGCATTCCGGGCCGAGATAGGAAACCTGGCAATCCCTCTTACAGTCAACCGCTCGGTTCTGTGCGGCCCGTTGGAGTCAGCCCGGTTCCTGAACACTACCAAGTATCTCAAGTTCTCGACTACAAACGTAACCACGGCCACTATGGCCATTCTGAAGGTGCTTCGGTAATGAGAGTCTTTAACAAGATCGAAAAGACTGTCTGGGAGATCTCAGATGAGGGCACTCTCAAGCACCTACAGAAATATCCGGAGAAATATGAGATCGGACCAGCAAAAGGCACAGAAACAACGGGTGGGGTAGGTATCAACACCGCAGGGTCAGAAAAGCCGGGAAAGTCCGGCAAATAAATTTTTTTAGGTGTGCATTATGGTCGAACCACCTGTATTAGACGCCTATGTGACTTTGGCCGAGACTGCAACCTACTTGGTAGGAGATGACCGGGCCGCAGAATTCCAGGCACTAGCAGATCAACAGAAGACCTCTTACTTAAACAGAGCCACTCAGGCTATTGATTCTTGGAATTATCGGGGCACAAAATATGATACAGGAATAACTGCGGGTGTACCGGATCAGAAACGGGCATTCCCCAGAATTATCGATGGCGTGACTCTGGATTACAACAGCGCCAGCGGGCTTGCAATAGTCCCCCAGGATGTGAAATCTGCGTGCATCGAAGAGGCATTAGAGATCTACCGTGCCGGCATAGGAGGCCGCAAGAGGTTACAAGATGAGGGCGTGCAGTCCTTTACAGTCGCAGGCAAACTGTCAGAGACGTTTGTAGTAGGTGCGGGCAGTCAGTGCTTGCTTAGCTCAGCAGCCAGGAGACTCTTGAGAAAGTACCTGGGGTCGAGAATACGGTAAGGGCTAATTATGGCAGATTTTGAAATCGTGCGGTTCCATGGAAATAGCTTCGTTCTGCCTGTGGCCCTGACCACTTCGCAAGGGGTAGTAATACCACTTACAGGGGCCTTAATTCAGTTTCAGCTGGGGGGGATTACAGAGTTATCTGACGGCTACACAATAACCAGGAATGACCTTGCAGGAACTTTTGTAATAATAGTCTCCGCTACACGGATGGCTACCTTACTGAATCCTATCTACTACTTTGCATGTGATGTCACGTATCAATCGGGGATTAAAGAAACGCTATTCGTGGGCAAATTGACTCTAAAGGATAACGTGGTGTCGTGACGATCGTTACTGTAGAGAATACGGCTCCGGTGGTGACTGTAACTGACCTGGACCGGCAGATAACACTTTCACCGACTGCAAATATTGTGATGGTTGGAGTTGATCCCCCAATTTTCAATCTGACCGGCCATTCGATATTTGCGGTATCGGGTGGTTTGACTGCCTATCAGTTTGTGATAATTGACCCTGCCGATGGAACGGCTCATTGTGCAGATGGCGAGAACTCGACACATGCGGGACTTGTCGTGGGCATTACGGCGGAGGCAAGAGCAGCAGGGCAACCTGTCACTATTCAGGTAGCAGGGGAGATCACGAATCCATCATGGGATTTGGATGCTGGCGAGATCTATTATTTGGCACTCGCCGGAACGATATCAAGAACGCCACCAAGCAGAGGTTTCTGGCAGAAGGTCGGAACCTCAAAAGATCGGACGACGTTGATAATCAAATTGAGTGAACCAGTTTTGGTGATATAAATGACTAAAGAGAAATTTCTGACTAAAGGGACGGGAGTATTCCAGGAAGTACAGGCTATCGACTCAAGTGCAGGCGTGAGTAGTGCGGGCAAGATTGCATGTCTTGGCGAAGATGGAAGGTTCAACGAGAACATGATGCCTGCAGGGGTTGCGGCTGAAACTGTTGTCTGCAAAGCGGGTGTCGGGGGGCTGGCTGCCAACGATGTCGTGTATATTCACCTTGTCACGACCACGCTCACGGCAGACAAAGCCGATGCCACTGATGCAACCAAGAGGGCACAGGGGTATGTAAAGGAAGTAGCGGAGGCAGGAGCAAATGTCACTGTGTATCTGGACGGGGAACTTCCAGGTACGGGCCTCACACCGGGCGCAAAATACTACCTGACAACCACACCCGGCACAGTATCGGCCACTGCACCGACTGGGTCTGGCAATATGGTCCAGTGCGTTGGTGAAGCGGTTGGTGAGGCTGAGATAAAGTTCGATCCTGACAAAATCCCAATCGTGCTGGTGTGAGCTATGAAAGCCCTCCAAAAAGGTGCCGGAGTCTTACAAGAAATTGCTGGCGTCATTGTGCGCCACTCCGGCACCTCTACGGGAACGGGCTCAGATCAGGTGATCAGCCATGGCTTTACAGCAGCGCCAAAGAGGCTGGAACTCATACCTCTTGACGTGGGTGTATCCACTGTTTTTTCGGGTCGGACCGTGGAAGTCTCCCATTTTCATATCACCGTTACTGCAGGCAGGATCTTTGCATGGGTTGCGGAAGACTGGTAGGTAAAAGCAATGCTAAACTCTCTACAGAATATTGCAGAAAGCAGCGTCCTGGCTGATGAAGATCTGGCCGCCTTGAAGGAATTGATACCTGGACTCGAGCAGTCAATACGGAGCCACACGATCTATCGGACGACCACCGAAGCCCTCTTCAGCGTTCTTAATGACCTCAAATTCCCCACTGCCGCCAGCAAATACCACCAGGCGAAACGCGAACAACTGGTCATGTTCGAGAATCTGGTGGGGTTGTCCTTCGATTACCGGGCTGCAGTTATCGAGCTGGATGAGGTGGAATCCAAAATTAGTGATTCAAAGGGATTCAAATTAAGGAAGCTGGAAGTCAAAAGAGATCGGCTGCAGTTTAAGCTGATGTGGATGCGAAAGGACGGCCAGGAGCGCATCAGAGAGCTGAAGATGTGGGCTCAGATCATGGAAGATCTCGCCAAGTCCGATGTCTTTGACCTCGACAATAAGGATGCAGATGAGCTGAAGGCCTTCACATTGCGGTATCTCTGGGAGCTGCCAGCAGCCTGTAGGGCGGGGAATGATGTGGGCGGTGCTGTCAATATCATAGCTCAGGCCAGGACGGGTCTCGCTGAGTGCGAAAGACGCAATATCAAGTTGCCTGCTAACCTGGTGGAACGATCTAAGAGGCTTCTGAAGGGGGCTTGAAGTGGGAACGTGGAGCGCAGGTGGCAACCTGAACACTGCCCGATCCATGTTATCCGGTGGCGGTAGTCCCACAGATGCCATCTGCATGGGAGGCAACAACTATGGCATTACTTATGATGATTTGACAGTCACCGAAGAGTATAACGGAAGCTCCTGGTCATCCGGAGGAAACATGTCCTTGGGGCGGAGTGCAGCAGCAGGTGGCGGCAACTCCGCGGATGCCATCTGCATGGGCGGCTATGGCGACACCTCCACCGAGGAATATAACGGCTCATCCTGGAGCAGCGGAGGAGACGTAAATACGGGCCGCTATGCGATGGGTGGGGCCGGAAACTCCTCAAACGCCATCTGTATGGGTGGCTATACCTACGATGAGGAAACGGAAGAAGAAGCAAATGTGCCATACACAGAGGAATACAATGGCACTTCCTGGAGTTCGGGCGGGGATTTAGCTACTGCCCGGTATTATCCGGCTTCAGGTGGCAACGCCTCCAATGCCATTTGCATGGGTGGCTATGCGGATGGTTACTCAAATGTAACTGAAGAGTACAATGGCACTTCGTGGAGTTCAGGCGGAGATCTGGCAAATGCCCGATATGAATTGGCCGGGGGTGGCAATTGCTCAGACGCTATCTGCATGGGCGGCTATGTCTCTGGAAATAGCAACAAGACCGAAACTTATAACGGCACCTCCTGGAGTGCGGGCGGCAATTTAGGCACGGCTCGGCAAAGCTTGGCAGGAGGAGGCAGCTCAACAAGCGCTGTTTGTATGGGCGGCTATGCTTCTGGATATTCCAATGTAACTGAAGTGTATGCAGAAGCCTCTACGGCCTCAGCTGTTCCTGCTATTGTATTTCAATATCGTCATAGGTGGTCTTAGTGGTCAGAGACTTGCGTTATAATACCGCGGTACAGGTGACTGTTGGGCCATTTCGGGATAAGGCAGACGGAGTTGCCATCAAGAATTCTCTGACCATCAGCAATGAGAGGATCACCCTTGTGGCAGATACCGACGATGGGAACGCCCCTACCATAATCCTGGATAACGTGGCGGGCGCTACGAGCGGAACGGACAACGACCTGAACTACATCTCGAATTGCGATGCAGGGCTGATGCGGCTGGAGCTCACAGCGGCCAACACCCAGAGGTATGGCCGGTTGTTTCTGACTATTGACGATCCGAATAACCATGTTCCGGTGTTTCATGAATTTGAGGTCCTGTCTCAGGAGGTCTATGATGCGAAATACGGGTCCGGCAATCTTCCGGCGAATGCAAAGGCAATCTCCGGAGATTCGGGAGCAGCAGATAACCTTGAGGCGGCCTGCGATGGATCAGGGTATAATCTGGGAGCAGGGCAGATCGTGGCGGCTTCGGTCACATCGAAGACCGGATACGAACTCACTTCAGCCTACGATGCTGCCAAATCTGCAGCATCGCAAAGCTCTGTGAATGCTATTGATTCAATTCTCGACAACTTGCATGACACAGATATCCCGGCCATAAAGACTGTCGTAGATGCCAATGGAGTTAAGCTCGTGGCAGTTCAGGGCAAGACAGAGATGTTACCTGCCGTCTGGTATGCTCCATAGAAGGATGAGACTAAGGTAATTGCTACCGTAATGGACTTCTTTTATTTTTCGGTCTGGAGGACGCATGCAGGAACCACTAGCAGAGAAGATCGATGTAGAGAACCGGGACATAACTCTGGGAATGATAATTAGTCGCCTTGATCAACTGATGGAATCAAATACAAAAGAACATAATTTAATAACTGAGCGATTAAATGAAAATGATAAAAATGTAGTTATCTTGAAATTTTCCCGGTGCATATATTCGTGGCTTGATAATAAAGGCGTCGTCAAATGGGCAGCGGTTGCGTGTTCTGTGGCAATTATCGATTTTTTTGTGAGACATTATTCATAGGAGGATATTCATTTGGGCTTATTGGATGCATACACAAGTTCGATGGGCGAATCGGTTATCTGGCGGCACAAAACCGGCGTAGATGCCAATATCGATCCGGTCTATTCCGATTCGACTATCTTCGTTTTGTGGTATGATGAGGTCAAGTCAATTCAGACAGATGAAGGCAGGCAATTGCAGCAGATCGCCTATATCCTGACCTCTGCCCTGGTAGAGAAAGATGACCTGATCACTCGTGGTGATTACTCCTGGCCGGTGATTGGGCTGGGGAAAGATCCGAGCATGGGGCCGGAACAGATGAGGAAGGCGTATCTCGGGCAGTTCATGATTTGAGGAAATGATGACTGGCTATTCACTTCTGGATAATTTAGTTAGTGCATTAACTGGCAATTCTGCCCTCTGCATGCTGGTTAATTCAAAGATCTATAAGAACAAGGCAATATCTGCCAGTGTAATAGATCTGAGTGGAGATGTAAATAAAAGCCAGATCTCCTGCGAACTTTCGGATCTGCACGGACAGATTCTCTCTGCCGATCAAGTTTTTGTCGTGGATATCAGAACACGAAAAGAGATCGCTGGTGACGGCGGCGCTGAGTATTGCGCCCAGATTGCAGATACAGTGCGCCAGATCCTCGACGATGGATTCACCGGGGCCACAGTCACCAAGATTAGCGGCGTGGTGGGCTGGGATTCGACAATCAAGGGCTACAGGTGCCGAATGCAAGTAGCTTGCCACGTTAAAGGCAGCTTCACACTCACTCTTACACCCTCCCAGGCAAGCCCCAGGGTTGCCGGCAGCGAGATAACCATAACTTCCACAGCCACACCTAACCAGGGGCTTGAATATCGGTTCCTCTTCAATGGGCCGGGCTCTGGCTCTGTGCTGCGAGACCTCACCGGCTGGCAGAATCGTAATAGCTTTGTCTGGCGATCTACTGCTGCCGATGTGGGCACCTCGACCATTTACGTAGAAATCCGGGGCGGCCTGAACAAAGGGGCAGCAGATCAATCAACCTCCATCAGCTATACCATAACCGCAGCCGCAGGTTCCGGAATTGGCACAGCTCCCGAGATTACCAATCTCACGCCTTCCCTGGCCAGTCCCCAGGAGGAACAGGTTAATGTTGATTTCATCTGCGTAGCGACTGATGCTGATAACGACCAGCTCTATTATCGCTTCTTCCTCATTGGACCGGGGACGGCTCGCAAGAAGAAGCTGGTTCAAGATTGGAGCCATAGGAATTCGTGGCAGTGGCAGCCGCAGACTGTGGATGTGGGCGAGAGCACCATTGAGGTACAACTCAGAGACGGCCTGCACGCAGCCGAAGGCAGTTATGACGACCTGGAAACGGTTAACTTCACGATCGAGGCAGCCGCAGGAACTGGTATCGGAACTGAGCCCACTATTTCCAGCCTCACTCCCTCTCTCACCAGTCCTCAGGCTGCCGGCGTATTGCTTGATTTCATTTGCACTGCAACCGACACAGAAGAAGATGCGGTGATGTACCGCTTTTTCCAGACCGGCCCAGGAACAGCCGGGGTGAAGAAGCAGGTGCAGGATTGGAGCCGCAGAAACTTCTTTGAATGGAACCCCAGGACTGACGACATCGGCGAGAACACCATTGAGGTGCAGATTCGAGACGGCAATCATGCGGGACCAGGCAGTTATGACGATCTGGCAACGATCAGCTACATCATAACCGCACCAGACACAGGATCAGGCTCCAAGCCCAGCATCACCAGCTTAACGCCATCCTTAAGCAGCCCCAGAGGCCAGGGAACCGCCCTGGACTTCATTTGCATTGCCTCAGATGCAGATTCGGACGCCATTCTTTACCGCTTTTACCGCACCGGCCCAGGCACAGCAGCCAAGAAGAAGCTGGTCATGGATTGGAGCAAGATTAACTCATGGCAGTGGACTCCTGGGGCAGGGGACATTGGCAGCAACATCATCGAGGTGCAGGTTCGAGATGGTAACAACGCGGGCGAGGGCGGTTATGATGCTACTGCCAATATCACTTTCGTAGTCTCCACGAACACGGCACCCACGATTGCCAGCGTGTATGTCAATGAGCCCGGCAATCCTTTTGTGGGTGATAAAATCCACGTAGTAGCCGATGCGGCTGACGTGGACGGCGACCAAATCCAGTACAAGTTCTGGCTCTACCGGGAAACAGTGGGGGCCTCCTGGGAGCAGCTCACCGGCTGGCAGACTGAGAACTGGGTGCTTTACCAAATAGACCGGATGGACTATGAGACAATCTCCGTCAAGTGCCAGGTGCGAGACGGTAAGCACGCAGGAGAGGAGGGTTTCGATGCCGAGTCAGATGCTGCAATCGATGTGCAGCGAGCAGCCATTACCTCAGTTACACCCAGCCTGGCCAGTCCGCAAGCACATGAGAATACCATTGTGTTCTCGGTACTGGCTAACAAGACCTCGAAAATCTATTATCGCATCTGGCAAAAGGGACCGGGAACGGGCAACGCCTGGCGGGATATGACCGGCTGGCAGGCTAAAAACTCCTGGAGTTGGCGAACTCTGGCTTGTGATGTTGGAACTAACTATGTGAGAGCGGAAGTTTGTGACAGTGCTGAAACCTGGGATGATGCAGATGCAACGAGCAGGCGAACAGATACGACTTATACCATCTCGTGAGGCGAAGTGTGGCGGTACTACTGCATTTAGCATTTTAGGAGTTCTCGTTATGGTCTTTCTGATCGGCAAACTTAATGCTTGGGATGCAAGCGCCACGGATGGCCTGAACTGCAAAGGCTTTTCGGGCGTGGGCTCAGACGGGGAGTATAATTACTACACTCCTTACCACAACGGCAGCGCCTATCATGGCATTGTCCTGCGCCAAAAGATTTTTGGTGTCTTCAAAGATGCGAGCTCCTGGGAGGCTTATGACGCCGGCAGCGTAGACGGTCTCATCACCAAGGGCTATTTCGGCAATCCCATTTTCGATGGCCAGTTCATGTATTTCACACCGATTAGCAACGGCTCTGTCTCGGGAATAGTTCTGCGCTATGACACCATGAAGCCGTTTAAATCTTCGACCTCCTGGGAAGCCTATAACGCCGTATCCGTCGATAGCCTAACCACCAAAGGCTTCAGGGGCGCGGTCTTTGCCGGGCAATTTGTCTACTTCGTGCCTTACCACAACGGAGCCTATAACGGCATTGTCTTGAGGTACGACACCACCAAGCCCTTTAAGTCTTCGACCTCTTGGGAGGCTTACGATCTGGGCGGCATGGCAGGCGGAGCGGCAAAAGGCTACTGGGGTGCAGTTGTCCTTGAGAACTTCATTTACTTCTCCCCTTATCAAAATGCAACATCAACTTACCATGGCCAGATTTTGCGTTATGACATGTCCAGGCCCTTCAAGTCAGCCAGCGCCTGGACCGTCTTTAATGCAGCTACCGTTAGCGCAAACTGCAAGGGCCTGGGCGCTCCCTGCACAGATGGTCAGTTTGTCTATTTCCCCAACGCCGTTTATGGCCTGATTTTGAGGTACGATTCGACGTTACCTTTCAATGATGCGGGTTCTTATGCCACCTTCAACATAGCGAACCTGTCAGAAAATACCGAAGCCCATAATTCCTGTTGTGTGCAGGGGCATTACGTTGCATTCTCACCCTCTCGCTATACGATTCTTGTCTATGACAATGAAAAGCCTTTCAGTGATTCCGGTTCATGGACTGAAAAAGAAGTAGCAGGAGCTGATAATTCCGATATTTGGGGCTATCTTGGGTCTCACTCGGATCCCAATTATGTCTATTTCGCACCTTTTCAGCAATATGCCGGCTCAGCCTCCTCGGTGCACGGCACTGTTTTGAGGGGTCGAATAGACCCCTGCCCATCGCAAGAGTTCCCTGGGCCGAGGGAAGAAAATCTATCTGAGTACATGCTTGATGATGTTGGAGATTACCTCTCTGTCTCCTCTGGTCGAGCCTCTGCGGTGGGAATGGAGCCGGATATGGTTGCATTGCTTTACCAGGATTATGGTAAAGATTGCTTTGACGGCTTCGAGATCCTATTTGATCTGAGGATCAGCTCGATTGTTACTTATTCCGATTACGGGGATTATGGAGAGATGTGCACCTTGAGCTTGTCGAACAGACACAGCAGTTACGACCCATCCTTAACTGACGCAAATGATCCCTGCGTGTGCTTGGTTGCCGAATTTGCAGCGAATCGGAGCCTTGACGGCCTCTATCTGTACCTCAATAAACTCTACACCGCAGGTTCAGGATACGCAATTTCGACCGGAACAACCTATTATTGCAAATTGACCAGGCCGGACGGAAACGGAACAGTTACTTTGAGGATATATTCAAATTCGGCTCGGAGCACTCTCTTAGCCACCTTAACAGAATCCGGTTTCCCCACGGCCTTAAAATGGCGCTACCTTTACGCCATGCGTGGCTCTGATTCGGGCGAATGGAAAGCGAGCTATTATCTGGAAAATCTGAACGTGGTCTCCTATTGAGGAGTTATGCCGGAAGAAATTGAGTGCCCCAAGGCTACGATCTACCTTTTTGAGCACGTAGCAAAATCCGGCTGCTGCCCGATCTGTTTGGAACTCGATGGCTGGTTTACGGCAGAGGAGGAGCCGGAGCCGCCTTATGAGATCTCGCAGCACGATAAATGCCGGTGCCTCTGGCGCATGCACACAATAACCGGGCTGTGGCGAGACAAGCGAGAGGAGATAATCAACAGCCACAGCGAACTAATGCAGCAGTATTACGATGCAGCCGTGGAAATTGTGGCCTGGGATGACAAAATAGCCGAGCGGGAGCTGCAATTGGGCGAGGAAAAAGGAGATAAGGCCCAGCAAGACGGCAATGCAGTCACATATAACCAGCTCGCAAATCAGGCCATGGATGCAGCTCAGAGGATCATGGATGAGAACGAGGAGCTGACTCCGGAACAGCAGGACATGGTAGACGAGCTATTCTGGCAGGCAGAGGAATATTTACAAATGGCTGATGACTGCATAACAGCCGCAGCCGAGATCCAGCAGCTAATTTATGACTCAGAGGCTTACATACGCAATGCTGAAGACCAGCGGGATGCAGAGATTTACCGCAGAGATGAAGCTACCCGAAAATTGAATGAAGCCGAGCCTTGCCTTTCCCTGGGCTGCATAGAGGACAAGGCGGCGGAAATAGCCGGCTCAAGGCTCATCATGGAGTTCTAAAGCTGTCTCATTTGCGTCCGGTTCTTCCGAATCGCGCCTCCTCTCCCCCTCCCCGGACCCCACCCTCTCTCCTTGGTGGTCACGGCTGCGGCGGCGGATAGCCGGGAGTGCTGACAGGTGCCGTCTACGGCGGGCTGGGATTTCGTGCTTCATGGCTTGCTCAGCGCCCAACAGCACGCTTGCACTCTACCCAGGCACGGATTGCTGCCTGGCCAATTCCCGGATCATCGAGCCCTATTTCTCGGCGGTCAAGTATCCATGGCTGAAAAGTCGTGGCCCCATTGAAACGCCCATGAGCCCAGGCAGGGGGGCTCACACGTGAAGGTTGGGAAACAAGATCTATCGACGTTAAAATTCAGAATCCCATGGGAAACACTTAGCCGAGAGTTGCCATCTTCTTGCAGTACATCCAGCTCTGTGGTGGCCGGGTACGAAGCTCAACCGGGCTTATCCTGTAGGCTCTTTCGATGCTGATTGCGCGCAGCGGCCTGTCTCCCAGGGCCTCGATCATTGTCCGAAGCCGTTCTTCATCTGTCCCGGCGACCTTTATCCCCCAGGCATTTCTCCTCTCCGAACCTCTCCAGGAGGGCCTCGCAGTCCATCGCCGGATAAATCAGGCCGGGCTCAAACCGGCCTGTCACTCTCTTTACGGGCGCAGTTTCGTAGATCCAGGCCCGCTCTATGGGCGTCTTGGGAGCCGTCCGCCGCAGCTCTAAGCACTTATGGCCGCAGTAAATGCGCTCTGCGTAGCGGTGCTTGATCGAGAAGATGGCATCAGTCATTTTGGCATAATTTGGAGCAGAAAGCCGATTATGGAGATGATAACAACCACTTGATCTAAAGCCGTCTCAGCAGGTGATTTTTTCATTTCCTGTAGCTCTTCCAGGATTTTATTTATTCTTGGGTCTTGTTGTTGCCTAGCTATTATCTCCAGTTTTCCTAAGATCATGGGCATATTTTTTTTGAGTTTTTTGGTAAGCCTCTGCTGATTGACACCAATGTCCTTTATATTATGGCCCATCTGATCCATATTAGATTTTATGGAGTTTAATTCCTCCAATGTGCTCTTTAAATCTCTTAAACTCTGAGCAACGTTGCCGGATTGGAGTTGGAAGTCGATATCATCAAGTCGTGCTAACATTTCTCCTTTAATTTTGGTCGCATTTTCAATAGCCGGACTAACATAAGTTAATGCTAAAAGGATTTTTTCGAGCCTATCAGGAAAGTATGCTGCATGGCCGATCTCTTCGATTACTTCGCACACCAAGCCTTTTTCATTATCTGGTAGCAATTTGCAGAACTTTTTTAGCTGATGAACTATTCTGCAGCTGGAGCGCTGTATACTTACAAGATCTGCAGCTGAGAGGTCCTTGGTAGCATTGTACATTTCAGTGCCTGGAGCCTCGTACTCAGTGCCTGTTCCATGAGCGGTCTGGCAGATCTGCTTGGCCTTTTTCTGAATCTCAGCAATTGTTGCCTGTATTTTCTCTTCAAGGAGTGGATTACATTTCCTCATTAGCTTGACCGCTCCTGGAGCACTTTCCTCGGCGGCGACCATGTTTTCAGCAGCTTTATTGCAGTACCAACTATAGGCGTTGAGGTTATCGGCGATCTCCTCAACGGATTTACTCTTCAGCCTCTGTGCCTCTTGCAGCGCTTCAGCCAAGTTCTCTACCGCCTTTAGAAGTTCGTTTCTGCTATCTGACCCGCCTACAGCCTCTTTGGCCTCTATCAGATACTTCTGGACCGATTCTTGAGAGGCTCCTTGAAAAGTTAGCGCGAAATAGGAGCAGTAGAATGGATAACAAAATCTGGCTGGGCTATATTCCGAAAGTTGAGCTGATTTCTCATAGTACCCAATGGCTGCCCTCATATGTTTTCTCAGGATATTGATATCCTCCGACTCTGTGGCCTTATACACATATGCTTTTCCCAATGAGTGATATGCATACATGCGCACATCGTTGTCCTCATCTTGTGTCAGCTTGTGAAGGTCCTGCCAGGCTTCGACTTTATTGGGAACGTGCGAAAAAGCTGAACCCAATGATAATACAGCTTTCCTTCGCACATCGTCGTCCTTATCCTGGGTCAGCTTATGAAGGTCCTGCCAGGCCTCCATCTTATCGGGAATATGCGAAAAAGCTGAACCTAATGATAATATGGCTTCCATTCGCACATTATAGAATACCCATTTATTTATTCGAATACCCCGATGCTTGCATCGGGGATGGTCACGAAATTGACTTAACCTGAGAAGCATGTATTTCTTAAAATGATTGAACTTGAAAGTGCGAATCATTATGTTTATAAAATTCGCTATCATATGGTTCTTTGCGTCAAATACAGGAAAAAATTGCTTAATGATTCCGATAAAATAGAGTTCATAAAATTCATATGTTCTGAAATTGAGCAACGATATTCAATCGTATTTGATACAATTGGCACTGATGGCGATCATCTGCATGTTTTTGTTGGTGGTCCACCAAGATATTCACCATCTAAAATTATGCAAATTATAAAAAGCATACTCGCGAGGGAAATTTTTAAACGATATCCTGAAATCAAGAAGCAGCTTTGGGGTGGACATTTTTGGAGCGAAGGTGGGTATGTTGGCACGGTTGGTGATGATGTAACATCAGAAATTGTTCGAGAGTATATCAATAGGCAAGGAATCAAAAATGAACCGGAAAGCCATGCTCAATTAAAGCTTATCGATTTCAGCTAAACCAGCGGCGGCGCCTTGCATGCCCCGATGCTTGCATCGGGGTGCGCCGCCGCCGTTTGACTTATTTACTTGAAGTTATATTTAATATAATTTGTTATTTTACTAGTTTGTTAGTTAGATAGTTTTTATAGATAATGTTTATTCCATTACGCGCTCTAAGTTTACTAGTACTTTTGCTAGTAAAAACTGGATTTGTTAGTACGGCGGAATGTGACTCACGCCATATTCTTCTTCATAAAATTTAGCCAAAAAGTGTCACGTTCTTTCTTACCGGTTGGTCCTGTTCTTGTCTTTTGCTGTTTTTTAGCTCCCGTTTTAGTCACAATAAACTTATTAAATTTTATCTCACTTAGCAGGGGGACGCCTCTTTCAGCAGCAAACTTTTTGTAGGAATCATAGGGTTCATTTTTGGGTATCCATAATTCACTCGACTGGACATCCGTCAGGGTATTCACTTCATACTCCCACTGATCCAACCAAGCATCTGCGAGGTTTTCATCCATGTCAGATTTGTAGCTGGATATTGCATGTTGGAGGAAGGCAGGATTTCCAAGGCCACTTTCATAGTACTTGCGAGCACCTTCTATTATCCAAGCTAAAATGCCATCCGCCTCCGCTTCCAATTTCGAATAAGTGCTCTCGTCTTTATCGTCTTCTTCCTGGAATCTATGTTTAAAAGGTATTATTTTTAGCCGTCTCAGGATAGAATTATCAGGCGTTTCGCACTTAGGAAGGTGGTTTGTATCAAATACCAGCTTGCATTTTAGTCGAATGTTCTCAGTGCCGCCGTATAGCTTGCGGGCCTCAGTTACGGAGGAGGTCGAACACAACTCTTTTAATGTGCTCCAAGAAACATCGTTATTCTCGTCCAACTCCTTAACTAGAAGCATGCGAGCGTACTTTGCCCTAGCAATGCCATCTCTTATTGAACTTCCACTGCTCTTGCTGTTCTGTAGGTCTGCTTTCATAGACCTAACGTAACCACTTACAAGGCTGGAATTAGATAATGCATTCCTGCACGCATCTACCAGTGTGGACTTACCAGTGCCGCCAATTCCATGCAACAAAAATATGGAGTCTGAGCAGGTTTCACCTGTCGCACAATACCCCATGACCCTCTGGAAGTATTCGATCCGTTCCGTATCACCATCAAAGGTATACAGTAGGGATTTGAACCAAGTAGGTGACTGTTCTTTCCACGGCATATCAGGATCGTACTTATGAGAGGTCTTCTCCACCATGAAGTATTTGGGATTGTATAATGAGAGCTTGCTAGTTCTGAGGTCCACCACACCATTTCCAACACAAAGCAAATACGGGTACTGTTCGAGTTCGCCAATCTCTGGAGAATCGGTGGATATGGTGAGACCAAACTTGGAATACATGTGCATTGTTAGTGCCTTAAGGTCGTAGTCTCCGCTGGCTCGAACCTTCTTGTTTAATTCAGATTTTAATTTTCTCTCAACCGCATCACCAATTTCGTAAGTACCCGCATCATTTTTATATAATGCAAGGTCCTTTTTGGTGCCAGTCACCACATGGACATGCAAGTCCCTGATAATGTCATTTACAAGATCGGTGAAGTGAAGGGATGGATTTCCATTTTCATCCCATGAAACGTAACTGCCTTCTTGTCGGTCGACATCCGGCTGTTCTTTCATCTTGAGGGCAATCAATTTCTCCATGTCCTTTATATTGACTTTTGCCACCTTGAGCCAATTTTTGATCCTGATGTATTCTGCAGGATTGTGCTGCTTCATAAGTGCAAGGCGATCTATGTTTTCGGTATCCAGAATGCAAGATGGATTTGCCAGAACGTTGGCTGAAATACTGTTAAGGTACTGGATTGCTTTGATTACTTCTGCTCTTTCTGGAAACAAGACTTCCTCTGATAAGTACCCCTTGTCAACAACATATTGCTTTACGGTTCTAACAACGGATGGATTGTGAAGGGCACCAGGTCCGCAGTCCTCCCACCGGATGGCTCCGCTTATTGCAGCTATCCAAAGCCAAGCATCTCCTCCGCACTCGCTACCGGCATGGAAACAACTCCACACATTATCAATGATGTTCACTTTGAGGTTTGTGCCCGTTGTACTCCCAAACACGGGATGTGGGCCTACAAGCTCATTTCCAGACTGTATAAATCCAGTGGTATCAATAACGTCCTTGATGTTCAGATGGGGCAAACTATGCCCTTTTCTGGCTTTGAGGGGCTCCCTCCCTGCGAGAGGCGCTTTCTTTTCCTCTAAGAACGGAGCTACTAGACGGCTAAGCTCTTCTGTTCTTTCCTCAAGCTCGGCAGGAAACTCTTTTAGCCATTCTCCTGTTACGGTTAAGTGGCGTCCATTCTCATAAATTTCTAATCCGTTCCAGGTTGGTTTGTTATCAACCAGTTTGCCTTTTATTCTCTCTTTTGCCAAGATAATGTTAGCCTTTGCCGCATCAGAGAGATCGTTTTGCGGCCCAAATCCTGCTATGCTGTCTAATCCCTCTGGAAGTTTTCCCAGGCAAAAGAACCTGAAGCCGGTCCCAGAAATGCTAACCGACGAAGCGGTATTGAGAGACGCCAAGACATCTTGAGCCCACTCGGAAATTTCTCCTGTCACGGGATCTCTGCAACAGTCAAGATCTCCGCCAATAATCTGACTATCTCCTCGAGCTTCGTCCCTTGATACAACAAAGCCGACGCCATCAAATGATTTCGGATTATCTGCCCAAGCATCTAACACTTCCTCAAAGGACATCCAGAAGGATTGATCGTTCCAGCCAGTGAACCGACCTTCCTTACTCACGGGTTGTTTTCCTCGGCGCAGCACCCAGTGATGTGACTCCTTGAGGACTGCTGGGACATCCATTTAGATCGCCTCTGCTGGCTGGTTCTTGACCATGCCGAAGCCCTGAACGCAGTCTATCCTGGCACACAACAGTCTACCATCTCGCATTTCCAGTAGAATGAAGTCCTTGCTAACTTCTTTGACCCGACCTGTAACAGACCTGTCCATAAAGCTCAGGTCAAATACGCAGACTTTGTCTAAAAACTTTTCCAATTGCTCTTGGGAGCAAAAACTATTTATACTTAGTTTATTATTTTTATTTGTCATAATATACTTCCTATAGATGTAGAGGCGTTTACAGCGCCTTATACACAATTTTTATTTTATCTTGATGTCAGTTTTAAGAGATCCCTTTCGGAAATGTGCTCGATGCCATCCGCGATTAGCATTCGGGCAATATCTGACATCGTTAATCGATTCCTTTCGGCAACTTGTCGAAGGATTTCTTTATCCTGTTCTGGAAGCTTTACTCCAAGTATTTCTAATTTCATAACAACACCTTATATCAAATAAATGCGTTAAACTTAATTTTACGTAGTTAAACGCTAGCTAGCACGTTGGTCAATCAACTGACTATCATCTCTACCTATCACCTCTACCATCCCGCGTCCGGCCCATAAACCACTTCATCCAGCAAAACTGCATACATCCGTCTTATTCTCTCCTGTCTCTCAAGCTCAATGCAATGTTCTTCCCATTCCGCATCAGAAAAGAGGTTTTCCAACAAGTAAGGCTTGAATATGCACCGATGGCCCATCTAAGACCACCAAAAAGTATAAATACTAAAAATATTATTTCTCATTTACATTTCTCCAAAAGTGCGGGCACGCGCCAACGTTACCGCACACTTACTTATTTTTAAAAATTCTAAGCACGTTATTTTTCTCGGAAATCTTCAATGCTTAAGTTTTCTCAAGATAGATTCGAGACTCTGGATTTGCCCATCCAATACCTTGATTTCTACTTCCAACGGCTCGACTTGCTCAACTGCTTTTTGTCTTGCTTCTTTGACTTCAGGCAAGGCCTCGTACATCGCCCGATTGCCGCCTACCTCAACGACAGCCTTCCATTTATGTGCGAGGGCTTTGTCGGGCTGGGCTCTGATCTGCTCGATGCGTTCCAGAAGCCTTGTCTTCTCGCCATTCATCCGGGCAATACTAAATTGATCGTCGCTGAGGCCAAGCTCCTGGACCATAGCTTCTAGCTCGTCTAGGACATTGGCATTGTGATCTATGACGCTTTGGAGGCGCTGAATTTCAGTTTGGACCCTAGCAAACACTCCATCATCATAAGGGATGGCCTTTCCCTTAGTGTCCAGCCAGCATAGCCCTATCGTGGATTCTTGAAGTGCCCGTAGACTTGCTTTCTGGCGGTCAAATTCTGCAAAGGGCCTAACCAGCGGGTCATTTGCTAGATATCGGTAAGCAGCATCTCCTCGCACTTCTGCTTCCTTAGTCACATGCCAGGCAAAGTCACCTAGTTTCATGAATTCACCGATAATCGTTTTTGAGTACGCCGCAGATCGATCCTGGCTTCTTTTAGCGTCTTTGCTGTCGAATTTTGTTTTATCTGCTGACCCTGCAAAGTTTCATGGAGGGCATCTAAAGCATCCTCCTTCGTTGTGAATGAGGGATTGTCTTCTGGGCGTGTGTGCTTGTCTGCAAGCTTCCGCTGGGTTTGTCGAAGCTCAAGGCGGGCACGCTCTTTATCTGCCATCTCGAAACCGCCATTGAGTTTTAGCTCATCAGGGTCCAGCGAATCCGGCAGATCAATGTAACTGAATTTGTATTTTGTCATTTTTGTTAACTCCTCGTGGGTGTAATTATTAATTTATTGCCATCGAATAACATTTCCAAAGAATCGTAGTTGGCATCAGACCAAGCCGTTGCTATCGGTCTGGGAATGCTGAACAATGCGGCTTTGTTGCCATCCGATCGACATAATTTTCTCATAAACTTCATAATGAACATATTTAAATCACCTTTAGGTAATAATGGCGCAGGGAAAGCACGAAATAGGAGGTCATGGATTCTGGAGGATGACTGCGCAGGACTGACAGAAGAACTATTAAAAATATTTTTAATAATCAAATTAAACAGAATGAATTAATTTTACGTGGCCCAAAAAAGAGATAATTGAGGGGACTAAGTCCAAGCCGAAATATCCATGCTTAAGTTATTAAATTTTAACAAAACGGGCCTAGAAAATGGTGATACATCTATAACACTTACCATTGTTTTTATCGATTCTCCTGGCAATAAAGTAACCTCTTTGTTCTCATCGTAGCTAGATGGATACTCCCCAAAACTTCCTTTATACTGCCAACCATATTGATCTTCAAATATGAAATCTCCGTACTTTAGCGGTAGGTTCTGTGTTACATTGTTTGTTAGTTTTATTGTGAAATACCAACTAGAAATTAGCGGATTTTGAGTCCCTGTTACTGCTACTTTCTTTGCTTCATAGAATTTGGGTTGTGTACTTCTTTAACTGAAATATTTTAATACTACCTCATTGTATAATTGATCTGGGGTAACAATGGAGTCAAATCTCGATTTGTCAAAGTTTTGGTGCTGGCAGAATGACTGTACTGATTACGGGAAAACGGGTGCAGGAAACATAGTCTTGAAGGAGAGATATGGTAAGGATAATAGAGCGCTCCTTAAATGCAGAACCTGTGGCCATTGTTTCAGCGAGACTCACGGAACGCCGTTCTTCGGCCTTAACACTACGATTGATGAGGTCTGCCGAACATTGGCAATGATTCCAGAGAAAGGAAGCATTCGCGGAGCCGCGCGGATGTCAGGCCATGATAAGAGCACAATATGCAAGTGGGTTGATCTTGCTGGCAAGCACTGCAAAGAAGTGACGGATTATTTTTTGAAAGAACTTCGCCTCGAACGCGTGCAGGTTGATGAGATCTGGTCGTATATAAAAAAAGGAGAAAAACGTCGCTGTCAGCGATTCGAAAGAATACGGTGATGTCTACAGCCTGACTGCGATAAAGCCAGATACCCGGCTTTTTTTGAGCCACCATGAAGGAAAAAGAACTGCAGATGATTGCATAGAATTCTTTGGCGATATTGAAAGACGTCGTGCAATCGATTCGCCTATTCCTGTATTTACTTCAGATAACTGGGACCCATTCGAGGAAGGGCTTCTCAATGTTTATGGTTTTCTTGAGACGCCGCCTTACTGCGGAATCGGAAGAAAGCCTGAGCCTGTACTGGTTCCCTATCCAAATCTGAAGTATGCAAAGGTATGCAAGAAAAGGGAGAAGGGACGAGTCGTTGAGGTAATACAATGTGTTGTTTATGGTGATCCAAAAGAGGTAATGCAGTTACTTGGTGCCGATTCTGGAGGAAAGATCAATACAGCATATATCGAGCGGCTGAATCTCACAATTCGCAATTCATTGGCGCGATTTGTGCGCAAGAGCATGAATTGCAGCAAGATCTTAGGGAGGCATACTCATGCCTTGGACTTTTTCCAAGCTTGGTACAACTTCGTCAAGCCACACAAGTCACTTCGGCTAAGAATTGATCGGGGTAGGAAAAAATGGACGCAAAGAACACCTGCGATGGCAGAAGGACTGACTGATCATATCTGGACTATCAAGGAGCTAATGGCATTCAGGATACCGATTCAGTGATGTGAGTACACGACCTAATTATTCATCTTTCATGAGATTCTACAGCGTCCCATTTCATTTCATGCTCTGCTTCCTCAAAGAAAGACTTATAGCCTGACTCGTCCTTATCCTCTCCAGAACGCCAGCCATTATGAGGAGAGAGGCAATTAAGTCGGAGATATGTGGCTTAGGACTGGCCAGGCCCGCAGCTCCATTTATCTCATTCAGGGTAATCGATTTTATGGGCTCTCTTTCTCATCTACCCAATGCTTTCTCATGGGTGCCAATTTTGACTATGACTATAGTTCGAACGTCGTAATCCGTCCTGTAAATGATAACCCAGTGATCCTTGACATGGACTTCCCGATGGCCAGCTTTATCGTGACTTAATACCTCTCCACATTCTGGGTTGGTGATAAGCTTTTCAAAACGTTTCCTAAGCTGTTCGAACAGTACATTATCCTTCTTTTTGATACGTGATAGTTGATTCTTGATATCGTCAGGAAAGAACAGGCTATATGGGTTCTCTGTGGTGGCCTGATCAGGCTTTGGCTTGCTAAGACTTATTTTCCTGACCATATGTAAAATGTCTAAAGGCTGTCTAGAAAAGCATCTAGTTCCTTGGCGCTATTAACTTGCGTTCCCTGACTTCGCTTGTACTGCGCCCAGGCTACATCTGTGCCCTTCAGGAGAGATTTAATTTCCTTCTGGGGTTCTTCACTGATAGGCGTAATAGTTTCCTTTACTGTGCCAGCCATAGGAGGAATGGATGGTGAGCTTCGTATAAATAAATTAGCCATAGGTCATTGTCTCTCTGTAGTACCACATTAGCTGTACTGCCGAGAGATGAGACGCACTCATCAAGTTTGTAACTTATACATACTGACTTATACAACCTTCTCAAATCGGCCTAAATCCACATCTGGCAAACCTGGTATTCCAAAGACTTTGGAATTTTGCGCAAGTTAACTTGATCGATCCACTCATATCGGTCTATTTCGGCCACAGATAGCGGTTCTTGTGATGGCCTTTTCCATATCGCACCATCGCAGGGTTTGACTCGAAAAGGCATCTTATAATAATATCTTGCAGTTTAATGCATATCGAAAAAAGGGGGGATGGATTGTAGGTTATACGCACTGCTCAGATTGTCGCCATCCAAATCATGCGTATTGAACATTTGATATATTCAACTGCACCTGCAATATTTATTGGCATGATTGATTTCCTAAATAAAGGAGGAGATCGGGGCTCAGGCCAAGCTCCAAACCCCAGTTCATCCAGTTACAGGGCAACAGTCAGCGTGTAAGGCTCGCTGTGGGCCTTGCCATCTGCATCTTGAACCCTGATGTAGAACCAGCCCGGCCCCTGGACGTCCTTCTCCAATTTTACTTTATCTCCTGGGTTGGAGGCAGAATTGGAGGCGATCGAATTGCCTAATCCCATATCAACCAGCTGTAGATAGGGTCTCATATCTGCCGGAACGTCCTCCATCTTCAGCTTGAGGATTCCTGATGTATCTACAAAGATCTTATAGAAGTCCTCGTCACTGCCTGGGCAGATATAGGCATTGATGTTCTCGCCAGATTTTACATCGGTAGCCCGGAAGTAGTTGGGGTTGGGCTCATACTGATCTGGTGCAGGCTCAAAGGCGACATTCAAAGTATAGGGCTCGCTATGGGCCTTTCCATCAATGTCCTTGGCCTCGATGTAGAATTGGCCTGGCCCCTGTACATCCTTCTCCAGGTTCAGCGTATCTCCTGGATTTGAAGCCGATTTTTCAGAGATTGGGGCCAGGTTCTTATCGTACAGGCATAGATACGGCCTCATATCCTTGGGCACATTCTCCAGCTTCATCTTCACGATTCCCGAGCTGTCCGCTTGGAACCTGTAGAAGTTGCTGGAGCCCGCCGGGCTGATGGTCTGGCTGACGGACTGGCCTGCGTTGATATCGGCTGTGTCTCCAATCTGGTTGTTGCCGCTTGGGCTCACCGCGGATGTCCCAGTGCCAGAAGCTCCTGACGCGCTTGGGCCGCCTGGAGCACTGATGCCAGTGGTAGTGGCATTGCCCGTGCCGGTTATGCCCGTTGCTCCAGATCCTGGAGCTGTGCCATTGGTGCCAAGCTGAGCTAGGGACACTGCAGGCCCTACTCCCTCTGCGCTTACATCTACTATCTGACCGGCACCAAGGGTAAAGGGAGCCAGATTGCTATTTGTGGGCTGGACGCTGACAGGTCCCTGATAAGCAGCCACAATAGTAGTGCCGTTCGTTGGGTCATACGCCACGCCAAAGGTATTCTTTCCATATGAGGCGACGGTTGCAGTATCAGTCTTCACGCTCAATGAGACTCTATCGTTAACAACTTCTGCTCGGAGCGGTCCCTGTTGTAGGCCGAGTTCTATCTGCGCGGATGACTCAGACGAACCAGGTGATCCCAAGAGAACTGGGCTGTCAGATGCAGTTTTTGTTACTAGTCGTTCAGCTTTATCCCCCGCGCATATACTCATGGCGAAAAGATACTTTGTAATTAACGGAGTGGGGAGCCCCGGCCACACAAGGTTACGCCCTCTTTTTTCACTGGCGGCCAAGCTAAAAATGGTGGTTAATAAATTACCGTCCCAAGAAAGTTCTATAAGATCAAATAGCTGTTCACATTTTGCCGACAATGTAGAAGGCACTGGGACGCTATCCCCGGGTTTGAGTACAGTCGTACCTGACGCGGTTTGCACCAGTATATCGCTTTTGGAGCCCGCACCGGATTCGCTCGTGATACGCACACACTTCTTACCATCTGCATCGAACTCCCAGCCATCCTCGCAGACGCAATTACAGTAGGGGTATTCATCTTTTCCATTCCAAATTAGATGGATGTCACGTTCCTTGCATTCCGCCTGGCAAGGATTAGCATTCGTATTAGATGCAGCGGAGGGCACGCAATTCTTGCCATTTGCATCGAATTCCCAGCCGTTTTCACAGATGCAATTGCAATATGGGTATTCATTTTTCCCGTTCCAAATTAGATGGAGGTCACGTCCCTTGCATTCCGCCTGGCAAGAATTAGCATCTTTCTCAGATATTTTCACTTCTAGAGAGCCCTGGTTGCCTTGCGAGGACCAACTTGCATCTGATATCTGTAGCTTAAGCGGTTTACCCTGCCCCATTATACTTGCCCTGTAGATATGTTGAGGATTGTATTTGGCTATTGTGTTGGAGTTATCAAGGTCGGCCATAGGTATATCGTTCACTAACAGTTGCTTCCATGCTTCAGGACCATTTGGGCATCGCCACTCACCATAACAATAGTACGCATCAACTCCATCCGTATGGTCATCCCAGACCGAAAATACACCCGATACTTCGAGTTCGTAGTACTTTTCCTTTTCCAGCTGTTGAGTATAAACAGGATCGGGTTTATCCGCTGGTACTGTGACTGAATCAAATGCGATCACTCCAGGGACACACAGTAGTCCTAATATTATTACCATTCCAATTAGCCCAATGCTCCTCATAATTTTCATTTCATTCATCCCCCTCAATTCTAATAGGCGTCCTCACCTCGTCCCCGACGTCTCTGTCTTAGTAGTCACAGTCAAGGCATACGGCTCGCTGTGTGCCTTCCCATCGGCATCCGTTACAGCAAAGTAATTCCATCCAGTTCCCAGGTCCTTCTCCAGGATTAAAGAATCACCAGGATTGGTTGCCGACTTATCTGCGATCTGTCGGTTGTTCTCATCCCGTATCATCAGGTAAGGCCTCATATCTTCAGGAACGCCATCCACCTTCAGGACCACTACTCCAGGGCTGTTCATGTATAGCTTGTAGAAGTCCTTGTCATCACCAGGGCAAATGTAGGCGGTGACAGGCTGATCCAACTTGATCTCGGTGGCGTCTCCAATATCGTTATTGGGCTCATAGTTATCTGGTGCCGGCTCGAAGGCAAATGTCAATGTGTAGGAATCGGAGTGCGCTTTGCCATCGGCATCCGAGACTGCGATGAGATAGCCACTGGGTCCAAGCAAGCCCTTCTCTAGGGTTAGGGAATCTCCCGCATTGGTTCCAGTCTTGTCCCCTATCTCGGAGCTCCCCCACAGCATATAATACTCATTCCGGAGTTTGATGTAGGGCTTCATGTCCTCAGGGACATCTTCCACCTTTAGGGCCAGGATTCCCGAGGTGTTTACATCCAGCCTGTAGTAATCTATGTCGCTGCTCGGGCAGATGTAGGCTTTTACTGCTTGGTTGGGCTTGATAATTGTGGCCTCGCCTGGCAGGTTGTTGGGCTCATTTGAATCTGGTGCCGGCCTGAAGTCCACCTTCAACGAGTAAGACGAGCTATGAGCCTTGCCATCGGCATCCGAGACTGTGATGTAGCAGCCGCCGGGTCCTGGCATATCTTTCTCCAGGCTCAAGGAATCGCCTGCGTTGGTTGCGGTCTTGTCTGCCTGAATGGCAGAGCCCCACAGCCCGAAGTACTCATGGCTGAGTGTGATGTGTGGCTTCATATCCCCAGGCACGCCGTCCACCGATATGGAAACAATTCCAGATGTATCCATGGGAAGCAGGAAGTAATGGGTCTCCCCGGCCTTGCTGATGCTATCCTGGACCGCCTGGCCCGGCTGAACCTGTAGGGCATCTCCAGGAAGATTATTGCCTGATTGGCCCTGACCTAGGGCGCAAGATGCGCCCAGGACTAAAATATACAGGACCGGAATCATCCATTTGAACCTGTTAGGCTCTTTCATCGAAATACTCTCCTCTTGGCCAAAGTGCCCGGAGATTGTGGACCAAAGGTGGCGGCCCGTCTGATAATGCAATAGCCTCCCAGGTATCGACTTCAGCCACAGCCTCTATTTAATGCTCCAGATCCCATGCTCCGAGTTAAAGGCCTCAAATATCATAAACAGTTATGACACTCAAGTATTAAATACTCTGTGTTAAACGCCTGGAGTTGAAGTAGTGTGCCTTATTTTCTGTAAAATAAAAATTTGTGAATATTTAAGCTAAATAGTAAATTGATTGTAAAGTTATCAATTGCATGATAACCGTTACCCGAGCCATGAAGCACTCGTTTAGGCGCGTGCTAGAATCTCATCCCCCGCACGTAATCAGATATTCAGAACCCACATCTATGAGCATTGTCCTCGCTGGCATAGCCCTAAGATTACCAGGAAGATCCCACCGACATAAGGCTTAAAAAAAAGTTGGATTCTCAGCTCTTTTTGGCCTTGGTGAAAGCTGCTTCTCCCTCTGAGATCTAATAAAAGAACTAGCAGTTAATTAAAGTGCTATTTTTATTTTTCCATCATCTCCTTTTCGGTTGATTTGGAGACAAGCATATTGATTAAGTCTGTGGAAAACCTATCGCTAAAACCCGCAATAAAAGCGAAGGCGCATAACAAATAAACGGTGCTTTGGGGCAAAAAATTTTGATTAATATAATCTTGGTTAATGCTTTGGTTAATGCCTCCTAACAAAACCCCGGCACCTAGTGCGATGAAGTAGACTACTCCACCCATAACTAACCCAATAATTGGCTTGGCTATAATCCAAGCTGCAAACTCAATCTTCAAATTTTTCTGCTTATATGCCAAATGATACAAGACCGCCACCATTCCTCCCATAAAAGACCATTCTAGAATCTCCACGGGCACATACGCGATTATTATGGGCCCATGATGGGGGTAGTTCCAAAGTGCTATTGACGCAATTCCCATAATCCCTAGCAGTATTATGTTATAAATGATAGCAATCCAAATAAGCCTTTTTTGTTCGTTCTCCGTTTTCCAAATAGCAAATAGTAGAACTCCTACTGCAAAGAACAGAAAGACTGCTAAGCCAGCAATAAGTCGCAATCGCTTAGGCCACTCTTTCTCCCAAAAATCTTCATCGAGCAGCTTGCTTTGTTCGGCAGCTTTAAAGTAAGCCTGAGAAGATTCACTTTCATTGACCCTCCCCTGCGCGTAAAGAGTCGTGCCCTTACCAATCCAAGCATCTGCATATTGTGGATCTATCTCGATGGCCTTGTCGTAAGCCTTGATGGCTTCGTCATACTTGCCCTGGCTATTTAGAGCTCCTCCTTTATTGAACCAGTCCTCTGCGGTTTGCTGACTTTGTGCTGACGTAATCAATACCATCAGAAGAATGAAAGCAAGACAGATCAATTTCATAAGACTAAGGAAGTGCTTAAAGATGATATGCCTGTCGGACCTAAAATCTCTTGATATATTCGAGGATGTACATACATGTGCGCGAGTTATACATAGAGGATTATACAACCATCAAGGCCAGTATAAGTGTTCAGGATATTTTTATAAATATGCTTTCGAGGTCGTAATGTCTGATGTTGCGCGGCGGATTCTGCAGCGCCTTTTCTGTTTAGCCGATGCTTATAATTAGATAACGGGCAATTGTCGATAAATCATTCCATAGTCTGCGGGAATGTTTTGTTTGCCGGATCTGAAATTTGTGACCTTCAAAGCCAAAAGAGAAAATGGGCAGGAAGATTTGCAGGTTATACGCACATCTGTAATCGAGCCGCTTTTAGATCCTTGCACTCACCGGCCCGAATCCATGCAGATCATAAGCCTCTTTCACCAGCGCCGGCGCCACTGTGGCGTAGATCTCCGTCGTAGAAAGCCTCTTGTGCCCCACCTGCTTCTGGATCATTGGCACCGGAACGCCGGACATGAGCGCATTCACCACATGGCTGTGCCTGAGGATATGGGGCGTGACCTTCCTCCGGGAGAGTTTCTGCCTGGGCGAGACCTCCTGGATCCCGGCCTCTTCTGCCAGGCGGTCTATGGTCCGAAGCACAGTCTTTGTGCTCAGGTGTCCGGAGCTCCGGCCGGGGAAGAGCCACTCCTGGCCAGGCTGGATGCTCTCTTGGATAGCCTGTAAAGTTCCCTGGCTCACCCGGGCGACCCGGATGGCCGCGGCCTTGATCTGCCCAGACGGCAGGCAGCGGACGGGCTTGGAACCTGCCGGGAGATGGGCGATGGAAGGAATTGCTCTGGCTGGGAATAAGGCAGACCCTGCAAAAATGGCCCTGAATACTTGCTGGCTTTTCATAATTCCAGCCCGGAGGGCGTGATGCCGAAGGCATTTCCGGTAATAGATCCTGAAGCCCCGGTCAGTGACATCATGTCACAATCCCCCTCGATCACCGCCCCCTTAAAGCCCCCGATTAGAACCCTCGAAAATACACACCCAAAGCTAAAGGTGACAAGCTGTCATTATGATACGGCGATCGCAATTTTTCTTTTCAGATCAGTTTGCGGGGCTGTTTATCCCTCCTGAGAAACAGAGAACATTTTGTGCCCTTCCATGGAACCTTTGGGCCGATTGTGACAGTATGTCACAATCAAATCCTTCGTGATAGGCTGTCATTATGTATCAGCCTCCTTAATGATGTAAAGAATCGCTTTACACCGCGCCTTCTGCTCAAATCTGGCCCGAGGTTCCAGGCTGGCCGCACGCCTCATGGCCCTGAGAGCCTGTTTGCGGTTTATCCTGTGGCTTTCCACCATTGTCAAGGACTTGATGACTTCTTGAGTATCCAGGCCCTTAACGCCATTTTTAGAGTTAGCGATGAAGTTCATAATTCAAAATCTCATCCTTCAGAATACAGAACGCATAAATAGATAATAGAATTACGAATATAGTTAATCATCCCTCGTAAGAGGAATAACAAACTATGAGGGATAAATAACTATTATCGAAAATCATTTGTAGTTAATCGTTTTTCAGTTGCATCTATTATGAAATCAGAGATTAGTCTGTAACTATTCATCTTTCAGCAAACATAATTAGTTTTACTTTGTTTCATCTATCATTTTTCATTTCTATACATTAATAGACAGTAGAATTACGAATATAGTTAATCTTCTTCCATAAGCTGAATAACTACTTATGAAAGATAAATAACTATTGTAGTTAATAGTTTTTCAATAAAATTTCCCCCGAATATAGATATTAGTTGATAGTAATTCATCTTTCAGCATACATAGTTATTATTGCTGAATTTCATCTATCATTGCATTCGCGGTTAGGATGCCATAAAGAGAAGACCCTGGCCTGAAAAATCAGAAGAATAAAACAGAGAAACCAGGAGAGCAAAGAAGCAAGAAGGAGGAGGCATTCGCTACCTCTTCCGCTTCCTCCACGAGATCCGCTCTTCAATGGCCTTCCACAGGTCTGCATCCTCCCTCTTCAGGACCTTCTCTAAACGGCCTTCCACCGCAGGGCTTAGCTTAAAACGAGGGATGGTGATCTCCGAATATCTCATGAAAGCGGCGATGATTGGCGAGTATATCGTCACCTTCGGATATTTCATTCCCTCTTCGATGGACTGTTCCACAAATGCCGGATCAACTGCATTAGCTCCTTCTCTCGGCTTCTGAGGTTCTCTCTTCTTATTCCACTGAACTGCCTCTTCAACGGCCTTCCAAAGCACAGGATTTTCTCTCTTCAATACCTTTTCCAGCCGGCCTTCTGCTTCGGGACTCAACTTGAAGCGGGGAATTGTGATCTCCTTGTAACGCATGAATGACGCGATGAGCGGAGAGTAGACGGTGACTTTGGGATACTTCATTCCCTCTTCTACAGCCAGCTCCAGAGCAGCCGTGTCGATCTCCTGAACCTCATCCTTCGTCTTTGGAATTATGAGTGAGGATTGCTGAGATTCAGCAAGAATTTGCAGATTTTCATCTAAAGGAATATCTACAGACGAATGATGAGATTCACCATCACTGGTTACATCTTTCAGACTCTGTTTCTCAGCAGAAGATTCATGAACCTCTGTAATCGAGCCTTCATCATTCGGATTTTGAATATCAAAGTCTGACTCTTGCTTTTCAGCTATCCTTTCTCTTTCTTCGGAGATTGGATTTTCGTCTTCTGATTGCTGAGAAACGCTAGAGAAGATAGATGCTGCACCTCTTCCAAGAGATGATTTTCGCTCAGACATTCAGGATCTCCTCCGCAAGCTGAGAGTAGGCTGAAGCGCCCGAGGAATCGGGAGCGTATTGGAATATGGTCTTACCATGACTTGGAGCTCGAGAGAGGTCGATATTCCTGGGAATCATTGTCTTGAAGACCTTCTCCTTGAAATATCCCCGAATCTCCTTGGCTACATCTTCACTGGTCTTGGTCCTGCCATCGTACATGGTTAGCAATATGCGCTGCTCAGGATCATGTTTCAGATGCGTGGCTATGAGATTGAGCGTCTTGATGAGATGAGCATAGCCGGTCATGGGAAGAAACTCTACCTGCATTGGTATTATCAGCATGGAACTGGCGATAATCGCATTGGCTACCAGAACTCCAAGGCTGGGTGGAGTATCGATTATGACGTAATCATATCCGGAGAGTTGACTGATATGATCTCTTAGAATATACTCCCGGCCAAATCTCGTGGCCAGCTCCATCTCTGCTCCTGCAAGATCGTAGGTGCTGGGCGCCACATCCAGACCGGGCGTCTCTGTCGTATGAATTATGTCCTTGATTGGCTTCCCTTTCACCATGACATCGTAGATAGTTGCAGGCTGATTCCAAACATCGAATCCCAGACTGAGCGTCACATGCGCCTGAGGGTCCGTGTCCACGAGGAGCACGCGCTTTCCCTTAATAGCCAAGGCCGCAGAGAGATTTATGGCCGTGGTGGTTTTACCTACCCCTCCCTTTTGAATAGCTACCCCTATGACTTTCATAATTCAGAGTACAATTGATGAGATCTTATTTATGTTTTTCGTTTATCTTATGCTGAATTTCAGCATTCATCTTTTGAATTACAGAGTGATCCGTATCAAGAAGAACCTGTGCAGAGTATCATCTACCGACAATAGACTCTCGTCATTAGAGAGATGAATGCTGAAATTCAGCCATAAGTTCGTGTTTCCATCTCCAGCTACTTTAAGCGGCATATTGAAGCACAAGAATGAGGGAAATGGGAAGCTGTGAATTAGAGAAGGCGAAGGAGATCGCCTTGATCTGCAAGCATGAGATGAAACCCTATTCCGCCAGGCAGAAGCTCTCCGGCCAAAGCGCAACCTCCGCCTTGCATGATTGGATCCCTAACCCACCGCGCTCCCGGAGCATCTCCTCCACCTGCAGGGTACTTATGCCGAAGACCTCGGCCAGGATCTCCATGGCCGCCTGGAGCTCCAGAACCTTGGGATTCACCCAGGGAGCCTTTCCGGAACGCTGCACCAATTGCCTCTGCTTCTGAGGACCAATTATCCGCTCAAGAACTCCTGCCATACTATGCTTATCGGCTTTTTGAGCATAAGTAGTTTAGCAGGAAAAAGATAGCAGTAGACCATTTTTACATAAGAGGAAAAGGCGAATTACATAAAAGTGGGATGGTAATGATGACCTACACTATATGATTCATTTACCCTACTGCTATTGATCTTCCTGGCAAGAGGGCATCCTTAAGCAGATAGTTGATGTCGGACAGGCTGAAGCTAAATACTTTCAGTAACAGCAAGTTTATCCAAGGATTTGGCTGATGACATGAGAAGGGATCGAAATGCATTGATGTGCCCCAGGGCTTTCATTCCTTTGCTTGTGGTCTTATACAAGATTGGATCTGTTTCTGATACGTCAAGCAGACCTGCATCAGTTAGTCCCTCAAGATGAATCCTCACGGTATAGAAGTTAAGATTGCACTGGTAGACGATTTTTGTTACACCAACTGGTTCTTTGCAGATCACCAGGATTTCTTTCATGATCTGTTCCCTACTTCTCTTCATAACTTAACATCAGTATCTTAAGTTCTATAAAAACATTCTTCTACTGTTTAGATCGTTTCTTTTGGCAACGGTCTGGAGAGGGTATATATTTTCATGATCAAATAATATTAAATTGTTATTATAATTGATTCTGCCTTGATTCGTTGCTATACCGTATACTAAAGCTAGCTAACTAATCTATCTACTACCCGGCAGAATAAATTTTTGTGTAATTTTTAGACCGTTATTAAGACAATTTAAACGCAGCTTCCAGGCTCTTTAAAGAAGATAATCCTAAGCTCATCCATCCGAGACCGTTGCCTTGTGTCACAGTTACGTTCTATTTTTATAATATCAGATCGTTTTAAGTCATCAACTGTTGCAGTCAGCCTCGTTGTCTGGCGTCCATCATTGGGAGTATGGCCGCAGGCCAGAGCCGGGCAGATCTTCTCAGCTCTCTTCAGAGCTCTGATAGTGTCGCGACGGCTGGGCGGTTTTCCTTCTTTGCCTGATAAAAAGTCTCGGGCCTGGCAGGAGGTGAAAGCAACTTCCTTCTTTCCCTGGGCAATGATTTTTACGTGATCCACAATGGCAGAGGCTCTTAACTGAATCTTTGTTATTGCTTGCCTGATCTTTCCTTCTTCAGTGGGCGCAGAGGCGGGCCTTGTCTTTAGACCATTGCGAATATGCCAGATCTCCTTTTTGATGTAGGCATTGAGAAGACTGAGCTTTCCAATCGGTGATTTCTCGGCTTTAACGGCTTTACTGTTTTTAACGTTCATCTCGGCCAGCTCACGGCCTCGCAGAATTCCGTTGTCCTTGAGAACCTCATTTAAGGTATCGTAGACCTGGATCAAGTCCTCGAATAGGGCTTGAAGCTCGGAGGCAGGTATCTCGAGGATCTCGTCTGTTTGGAAGATGTCCATTTAGATCTCCTCCGCAGACCTTGAGAAAGCATGTTCATGCGACGCTACATTGCCTGGCGGAAAACCTATATCAGGCTCGGATGCAAAGCTATTTATTCTAGCTAAAGCTAAATCTACCATACGCGAACGCTCCTGCTCGGAGTATCCCTGTCCAGGTGTTACGAGCACCTGGACCGGAACCAATTTTACTAGCTATTATTGACTGGAAATAATTTAAATTATGCAGATATTTTCTACGATACTCGCGACTTTATAAGAAAATATTTTAATTTTGTTGAGAAAATCCTCTAGTAGATCGTCGCTTAGCGGCCTTGATGCAAAACTATATATCCCAGCTAAAGCTATCTCTATCATAATCGAATTCCGTTCTTAGGGGTTTTCGGTCCAGGGGTACCAGCCCTGGACTGAAATGTCTTTTATCTAAGTTTCATTCCAGTTTTTTATACCGTTGTCTATATTTATCTGGGTTATTCTTAAGGTACAATCTAGTTTTAAATGCTAGTTTGGAAATGCTAGATTGTCGGCTTCTTTAAGCTTAGTTAGGGCATACTCCATAGCATGAGTTCTGCTGGCAAAGCGACTCTTGTCAACTTCTTTATCCACCCAATCGACAAGGTCTCTTTTGATAGATGCCGTAACTTTTACCTTCCCTTCACCCATATACAATCTCTTCTTAATTTAGCGTATTTAAGCGTATTCTATGTTTTTCTAGGAAGATTTCTAATAAAATTTATTTATTATATTCTTTCTTGTTCACAAAGTTGGCTTAAATGAATATCAAGATCTGTATTTTAAGGGGCAAAAATGTCTTTTCTTTCGGCTCATCTTATCAGATAGGTGTTTTCTTTAAAGCCATTATTTCGCGACTCATTATTGTCACAACCTGTTACATCCTCCATATCTCTCTAGACCCCTCACACTCCCCGACCTGGAGCCCCGAGACAAATAAACCGTAAACTAACATAACATCCTGTTACATGCCATCTTTCTAGATTGAATTCTCTCAAAAGGCCACTGTATCTCTGAAGATTCCCCCTAATGTGCAAACTAATCCTTCCGGCAGCTCGTCGAAGGATTGTAACAAACTGTGACAATAACAAATCATGTAACAAACTGTTATCATGCATCGGTGGGCCAAATTCGCGCCGAATCCCTCGTTGATCTTGATGAGCCTGGCAGTCTTGCCTTTCTTCTCAAAATTGACCTTATCTGGGAAGAGTGCAGCAGCGCGGCGCATGGCTCGCAGTCCCTGCTCTCGGTAGATCTTCTTTTCTTCTTTGGTCGAGACGATTCTTATGGAATCGTTCGTCGAGAGACTCTTCAGCTTAGGGTCTGTTACAAAAGCCTCGAGGAGGACCTCGGCCCGCCAGGTCTCGACAGTGGTCAGGCTTAGTCTTGGCCTGCCCAGGATGAATGTTACAACGGACCGCTCTAGGTCGGCCAACTGGCGCAGTGCGTTTACGGGTGTTATAATGTTGCGCTTTTTGGCTGTCTCGACGGCCTGCCATTCCTTTTTGACATGGGCGTAGAGGCTCTTTGACTCGGGAGCGGCGGGAAGCTGTTCCAGGGCCTTCAGGCATTCATCCAGCCCCTGGCGCTGCTCGGAGAAGAGGGTCCAGAATCCATCCTGAAATTCCTCTATCAGGGCCTCCATTTTTTTGTTGGCCTTCTCCAGCCTCTCTCGTTCGAGGGAGTGCTCGAAGTCGTCATGAATATTATCGAGCCTTTGTTCCGGTTTGTCGCGTACCTTCTTAATGGCTTGTAGCTCTTCTTTTTTCTGTTGAAGCTTCTGGGCCAGGTTCTCGATGCCCTCATTTTGCTGGGCTATGAGTATATCTTGCTCGATGATTCTGGTCTCAAGCTCTGCAATGGTTCTCTTGAGCTGAGCTGGCTCAGATGAAGAAAGCTCCTGCGCAGTGCGAAAAGAGTTTATATCTGGAACGACAACTTGATTCATGCCTGAAAACCTCAACCCGTCCCGAGATTCATGATTGCAACTCCGGTGCGTGCTGTGGTGCGAACCTCCCAAGACTCGCCAGGCCTCGGAGAGCTTGGGCGGCTTTCCGTGTTAATCTCTCTATTTTAGTTTTATATGTAATGCCTTGCAGCTTGTTGCTCGGACGCGCCGTAGCTTTCTGATTTAGGGCTGGAGAAAGGCCAAAAAAGCTTGCTGCGGTGCATCCGGCTGAAACGCAAAGCCTTTTATCTTGTTGCTCTAATCTTATCATAGACTTGCCTCTTCTGGGTTAGTCGTGGCTCGCTAAGCTCTCGGTACTCTAGAGGTCCGGCAGGTCGGCACATCGCCATCTCACCACTGGCGTTGGTAGCTTCGCGGCGAAGAAGCCCACACTTTTTCGTCGCGAAGACATACTTATTCTGCCTTCATCCACCGTAAATAAGTATCTTATCTATGATCCGTATCACATATTCCTATTTGCCGTGATAACAACAAAATATAAAACTGTTTTGCCACGTATTGACAAGTTACGATCTCGAATATCTATTTGATTAATCGTTATGCTTCGTAAGCTTTTGTAATTTTTACTTGATAAAAACTAAGGCTTAGTTTATCGGTTATACTGCTACAATATTTAAATAGTCGTAATATCTCAAGTTTTTGCGGTGAGGTGGACGCAGGCATGCAGCTGGAGGCGTTTTAGTTTCTCTCCAAGCGTGTGGGCGCTTGGCAGGGAACACGATGCGCCTGTAGATTGCGCTTCACCGGGAATGCTTCGCAGAATGGTGTGGTGAGAGCGAGATGTGCCAAATTGTAGGTGTCAATAGCCAGGCTCATGAGCCTTGGCAAAAGATCGCTCCAATGGGGGCGACCGCGTGAAAAAAGAGTTTGCCGGGACTCTCCAGACCAGCTTCGGCATGATGGGCTCAGTTCATTTCAGCCTGGAAATGCCCGGTTCTCTCGTCGGAGATGCAAACCAGTTCCTGGAAGGGGCCAGAAGAAAGCGTGTTCTGGTGACAGTCGAGACCCAGGAGGTGGCGGATTGAGGATGTGCCGCTCCTGCTCCGCGGCCCTGGAGAGCACCAGGACCGCTCTGGGAGAGATCACAGGCCGCCTCCAGGAAGACGATTACAATATGCACAGTTTTCCCTCTGACCTTCAGATGAGCTTCAAGGTTATGGCGGAGATGGTCCGCATGATGCACCTTCCTGGGCTGGATAGCGATATTGAGGACCTGGCCAGGGCTTTCATGGTGCAGGTAGAGCCTCTTCATGCCGATCTCTCTGAGATTGCTTTGGGGGTGCAGAGGTGAAGGTGACCTGCCCTTATTACAAATCCTTAAATATAATAAGAATTACTGTTCCTTATAATGTTCAGGCTTCCCAGCCCGTGAGCAGACCCTTTTTGGGGGACTCCATCGATGTTTCTTGAGCCCCTCCGGGAACCTGGGACAAAACTTGCCTGCGAATTTCACGGTGGCAAAGCTGGGCGTTTCTGGGGCTTTGAAAAGGTAGTGCTTGAGGATATCACCATCTTCCGGCCTAGAAAGTGCCCACATTGCAAGCAGGAGGAAGTAGTTTTTGATGAGCTAGATTTTCCCTATTGCCCTAGCTGTGGCACTGAACCCTTCAAGGTCCAGCCAAAGAGGAGATCAAGGCCGGATATAGAGCGATACAGGAGGCTGAAAGCGCAGAAAAGAGGCAGAATAATATATAAATAATGAAGCCGGATACGTTCTTTAGATGGATGAAAAGGAGCTATTCAAAGAGATAGCCAGGCTCGATGCCGAGCTGCAGGCCATGATCGAGGCCGATCCAGAGCTGGAGGAGATCTACGCCGAGGAGATGGGTGAAGCTCCCGGCTCTGTGGTCTACCTTCCCCGGGCTCCCACTCCGGAAGACTGGGCTCGTGCCCGAGAATTAGCCAACCAAAAATAGAGGTTTTTATGTCTTTCAGGCCAAAGGATACTTTACGAATGCTAGCGGACGCTGGCGCAGACCCGGATTCTCTCTTGATCCTGGAGCGCCGGGAGAAGGTGGATTACCTGGAGCTTGGCCTTCCCAGTCAGGGCATAGCCAAGGTCCTGCAGATCAAGGGAGTGCTCAAGTCAGAGGGCAAGAAGAAGATCAACTATCATAAGCAACGCAGCATCTGGGGCAGAGGCCCTTATTTCCCTGCTTTGAGGGACCACTACAAGAAAAATAGGATGGAGTTTCGCAAGGCCTGCGGACTGCCTTTGTAATGGGGCTCTTCGTAGCGATTATTTTGTCAAATCTATTCAGCAGAATTTTATAAGCATATTTTCCTGCCCGTAAAGCATGGGTTTGGGCGCTGGAAATGGTTTATTCTTATAGTGTTTGGTACTGCGATGGTCCAGGAGGTTAATTCGTCCAAGCTTTTTATCCCGGCCTGAGACTAATGTCATGATATAACTTCTATAAATTCGGCCAAAAGTCTGGCGAGGATTGGAGCTATCCTTTGTCTTGGCCTCCTTTGAGCTAAAATACGACGATCACCGGAAAGCTGGGGCCGGGTTGATGCAATATATTGCATTTTCCATCACTAAGAAAAATCCGCTCCTTTTTTTCTGTCCGACCTCAGCCCGGAAATGACCGCCCTTTGGGTGACATGCCGTCTATCTCTGCGGAGCCCTCTGTCTGCCCTCGGGGCGGTCTCGCTTTAAAAGCTGCCGTTTGCCGGCAGATCGAGCATGAAGGCACGGGGACGCGAGCGTCCCGGAAATACCCAGGGATCGGCCTGGGAATCAGGAGAAAAGATCGATGACGGGAATGATAGATGACGCAGGTTCGAAACTAATAACCGCAGGAATCGTATCTTTGAAAGTAGCTAACCCGAATGCGTGGGCCGCATTCAAGAAAGGCTTAAAGTGCGTGGCTATGGGCGTCTCTGCCCTGGATGAGGTAACAGATGATGACCAGGTATCATCCGAAGAGATTTCCAAGGTTCTGGCAATGGCTAAGGATTATGGAGCCGTCCGGACTCTGCAAGATATGTTGTGGGGCTTGCTGAAGCATGTGAAGGGATAAGGTATCTCTTCATGAAAAATCCTACCAGCGAGGTAGGGGGAGAGGAGGAGTAATAATTGTATCCTTATTCAAAACTATTGCCAATCATTATTTGCATCCTTTTTCTGCATTTTAGCCCTGGCCAATGCACGATAGAGTTTCGAGAAGATTTCATGGGGGAGGGAGACCTTCAGACTCAGGCAGACTATAATGGAGCAAAAGGCGGAGTTCTTACGAGGGGTGCAGAGTCCATTTACTACGGCCAGATCTTAACACCTGCTCAGAACTTCCAAGGACTGAGAGCCATAGGTAATCAGAGTAGTTACTACGTAGCTACAGAGGACCATTCTTTGCGGATCCGTAATTCTTCTGATCTAAATGCCACAGCTAAAATTTTGTCATCTTTAGACGGAGAGAATTTGACCAGAACTACATTCTTCTCAGCCTCTGGAAATGGTAAGGTTCGAGAGAAGGTTCTTACGCCAGATAAGTTTAGCCGGCCCGTGGAGATCTCCAGCTTGTGGCACTCCGGCAAGTTCAAGCTCAATTCTACGGTGGTGGTGGGATCGTAGATCCACTAACCGCTAAAAGCAAAGCAGAAGCCCGGCTGAAGAGGAAAAGGCAAAGCATGCCTACATTGCAGTATCCTCTGCCTCCTGAAATTGCAAATAGAAAGTTCGACCTGAATCAAACCAAGTTCTTGGCCAGGTATGCTGGCATGATAAGAGGCCCAGATTAAGGAGAATTAACAAATGGCTAAAGAAGATGAAGGATTCGACTGCTGCGGAGCGTCTCCAACCGGAGCCCAGGCAGCGGAGTGCATAGTGCAGGATCTTGTAGAGCGAGTAATACCTTGCGGAACAAGGAAACCAGCAGGCCAGGAGAGGCTTTACAGAACAACTACTCAGCTCTGGCTTACCAGGCAGGGATTCATAGCCTGGTCAAAGAAGCAAGGAAAAGGCGTTGATCCAATTTGTTGGTTCACGGAGATGGGACACGGTCCAGTTCCGGATGATGCAAAGGACTGAGCAAGATTGCAGCAAGATTGCGAGCTATGTGCAGCGATCCCGGTTAAGGTAGTTCGGCAAGTAAAGGCCATCCTGAGGCTCATTAACTTTTTGATTCGCTTGGAACAGCATATCATAGAGGATGCTAAAAAAAGGGATTCTCCTTAACTTTGCATCATTTTGCATCACTGCATCATTTTGCATCACTGCATCATTTTGCATCATTGGACTACTGCATCACGAATATCTTTGCATCGCTGCATCAAATCTGCATCAGGACTACTTTATGGCATTCGGAACATTGGCCCCCTTTATTGACCTGATCGAAAAGGGATTTGCGGATAAAAAGAGTCCCAGGACGATAGCAAGAGAATTGGGGCAGCCTGGACTCTATTCAACGATCAACCGCTACAAGGCTGCCGTCTGGGACCTGCGGGACCTGGTAGATGAGGCCAAAGAAGTCCGAGCACAGAGGCATGACGATGCAAGAGACAAAGCAAAAGATGAAATCGTCAATACGCTTGACGTGGTCAATTTAGGCAAGCTCCGGGCAAAGCAGCTTCTCGATGTGAATTTGGGGGATTTGTTCGCTGTCTCTGATGGGACGATGCATGCACTTACCCTCGGCTCTGCATCAATCTACTGGCCTATTGGCACACGCATGCTCTTTGATTGCGCTAAATTGGAGCTGGAGCTTTCCGGAGATGATGCAGAGAGCCGAATGGCCGATGCAATGGAGGAGTGGGAGGAAACGAGGCTTGCAATTCTCAAGGCGGTAGAAGATGATCAGGAGACGAAAAAGAAAATTATCGCTGCCTTGGAAAAAGCGAGACGACCTTCTATACGCTCTGGATCCGGCAATCTGGATAAAAGAGGTCCTGGGGATTAAGCCGGACCCCTGGCAAGCAGACCTTTTACGAAGCCGCGCTCAACGCATTATTCTTAACTGCTCTCGCCAGTCCGGCAAGTCCACAATCTGTGCCGCCTTGGGTCTGCACGAGTCCATTTACAGGCGCCCGTCTTTTGGCATGGCCATAGCACCCAGCCAGGATCAGAGCGGCGAGCTGATGATGAAGTTTGACGAGTTCCGGCAGGCGGTGGAGCTCTCATCGGACTATATGGATAGTGACACAAAGCTTGCCGTGAGGTTTGCCAATGGAAACAGATTCATCGCCAGACCCGGCTCAGCCAAGACCTCCCGCGGAAAATCTGCCGTAACGCTCCTCCTCGAAGACGAGGCGGCCTGGGTGGATGACCTCCTCAGAAAAAGCGTCTCACCAATGCTGGCCGTTTCCGGTGGCCGGTATATCATGATGTCAACGCCCTTTGGCAAGAGAGGTCATTTCTTCGAAACCTGGATGAACGCCAAAAACTGGGAGAAATATGAGATAAACGCAGACCAGTGCCCACGGATCACAGCGGAGTTCCTGCAACAAGAATTAGACGATGGCATGCCCAGGAGCTTCTGGTTGCAGGAGTATTACAATCAGTTTATGGATACAGATAACCAGCTCTTTGGATTTGATTTAGTTAAGCAAGCCTTCTCCTCGGAGGTCAAAGTTCTTGAATTCGCCTAGACATATAGAAAAGCGTTACCTGGTGGGCCTGGACCTGGGGCAGGCCAACGACTACACCGCTTTGAGTATCCTCAAACAAGAATGGCATCTGCTGCACAATCGCTATGAATATGAGCTGCAGTATCTTGATCGAGTTAGGGGCATGCCGTATCCTGCAATCGTCACAAAAGTTCAGGGCATGCTGAGATCAGAGAATCTGCAGGCGAGCGAACCGCCTCAGCTCGTAATTGACAAAACGGGCGTAGGGGCACCGGTTTGCGATCTATTCAACCCCAAGTTCATGTCAATGAATGACCGATTTCAAAATAACCTGGTGGCAATGAATAAATCTGTGATTGAAATCACAATCACACCCGGCCATAATCCTTCTCGTGTAGTGGGTGGCTATCATGTCCCTAAACGCGATCTCGTCTTTGCATTGCTTGCTATATTCCAGTCGGGGAGGTTGAAGATTGCAGATGCACTCCCTTTGGCAAAACCTCTCGTGGAGGAGCTGACCAATCTAAAGCTAAAAATCAATACCAATGGGCATGATTCTTATTCTGCCTGGCGCGAATCTGAGCATGACGATTTGGTGCTCAGCATGGCCTTGTCGAGCTGGTATGGCGAGTACCGGTATTCAAGACGCCCGAGGAGAGGAACCGAAAAGAAGTGATTTTTATGAGGTGCTTAATTTGCGGAGGCGGGATAGGCAAAGAATTTCCTGTACCGATAGCGGAATTAAGATTCACGCCTGTTGTGCCATTCCTTCCAGGAGTGACGCAAAATAGGCTGGGGACTACTCTTTTGACAGACAGATTTTGCTGTCAAGAATGTTATAAGAAAATCAAACTGAATGATCAACTGATCATCGAAGAGGCAGGGAAGATCTCAAATGCTGTATGATCTGGGCTTTATTGGGGATGGCAAACCCTGGCCGCCAGGAGACAAAGATGAGGCAGCCAGGCTCGCAGAGCATGCGCTCATGAGGCAGATCTACAACGGCCTGCACGACCAGGTTTTCCCGCGCTACGCTGCTTATCTTGCCGACAAAGCCGAGAACGAGAAAAAGCAAGTAATTATCCTGGACTGGGCGAACATCGCAACCACCACCTACCTAAACCTCACATTTGGCGAGCCGATAGAGGTTAAAGCCGAGGCCATGATGGTTATCCCCAAACGCCCAGATGATCAGGTCCTTATTGATTCCAGCCGCTACGGCCACGGGGCCTATGAGATCTCAGATTCAGGAATTGCGGTTATCAATCCTGAAAATATGTATCTGGTAGTCTCTCCCGCTAATATTCAGGATATCACTCATTTTGTTTTATTTGCCAAGTTTAAGCAGAAGAATGTTGAAGGCAAAGAATGCGAATACATCAAGTTCACTATTCACTCAAAAGGGCAGATCCAGCATTTGGTATTTGAGATAGCCAGCTCAAAATTGGTGGGGCCGGTATCGCTCAGCAGCTTCCCGGCCTTTGCAGGCATAAAGACTAATGAATTTGGCATTCAAAATCCAGAGGTGGATAGTGTCTTAGTGGTCCATGTGCAAAATCAGCTCTCCAGTGAGCGATATTATGGGCGCTCGGATTACAAGCCATCGATCCTATCTTTAATCGAATCCCTGGAGGTCTCTTTTGCGGAGCGGGATGAGGTGCAGTCCAAGTTTACTGCGCCCACACCAATTATCCCGGAGAGTGCTACGGTATTTGACCACAGCTTAGGTGAGTGGGTCTACCGACCGGGAGAGCCCATATTTACAATGCCCGGAGATGTACCGCCTGGCCTGATGGTCTGGGACGCCCAGCTCGCCCACGTAGAGGCAGCCATTGAGCAGAAGATGGATCAGCTCTTGCAAATGCTCCAGCTCAGCAAGGTTCTTTTAGCAGGAAAGGATGCCGGTGCGGCAGAATCCGGGACGGCTCTAAAATTCAGGCTCATCCCCACCCTGGCCCAGGTAGGCAAGTATGCCCGAGCTGCTGAGGAAGCAATACCAAGAGTGCTGAATCTGTGGTCTCAATTGCATCCTCCCATTGTAGCAATCAAAGATATTCACGTCAAACTCAAGGACGGAATACCAGAGGACCAGATTGAAACCGCTAAAGCGGCCCAGCTTTGGGATGCAATGGGCGCAATCTCATTAGAACGCAAGCTCGAACTGCAGGGCCTAAAAGAAGGCAGCGAAGCTTATGAGATGGAATTGCGCAGACTGCGAGGTGTGCAAGCTGTCGTGATTGCACCAAAGAGCAGGCTTTCTCCCCTGGAGCTAAATGGCTAAGCTGACAACTCAGCAATCCTCATTATCGAGTGCCCAAACAAAGCGCCTGGTGCAAATGTACGAGGGTGCTGAAAAGGATTTGCTAAAAGAGTACAACAACGCCCTCCTTGCTGCAAACAATCCTCAAAAGCTGGCAGATTTACTGCGGAATACCAATCTCATCAGGCAAGAAGTCTTGGCCGGCAGTCGCATCTGGTGTGATGAGGCAATCGAAATGCTCTTTGATCTCGCTGCCTCTGAAGTTGACAAGTCCCTGGGCAGCAAAGAAGCCACACCACAGTTTCAGAAAGCCAAAGAAATTTTGGCGGACAATGCTTTTGAGAGCTTCGTGGAAGTCGATTCGGTTATCAAGCGCCGGGTGGAGCAGGTTATTAGACTTCTCTCCATGGAGCAACTCAAAGGCGAATTATCGGCACGCGACACATTGGAACAGGTGGCCCAGGCTCAGAAAGAAAAGCTGGCTGAACAGGGGATAACTGGATTCAAAGATGCAGCCGGGAAACAGTGGAATATTGTAAGCTACGTAGAAATGCTGGGGCAACTGGTGACAAGAGAGGCCATGATTGAGGGAACTGAGATCAGAGCCCTCGAACATGAGCAGGATTTGGTGCAGATAACCGACGAATACACCAGCTATACCTGCAAAAATTGCCTGGATTGGAAAGGGTGGATCGTGAGCCTGACAGGCAAGACACCAGGCTATCCTACTCTGGATGATGCCAGGGCTGGAGGCATATTTCACCCCAATTGCATCCACAACATCGTGATCTTGTAAGCCTCAATTTTAGAATCATCAATTCTATTTTTTTCGTTAGTAAAGACAGTGAATACGACAAGTTAGGAACGGAGAAAATTCAATGGAAAATGAAGGAAACGCAGGAGAAGGCCAGGGTGGCCAGGGTCAAGGAGCAGCTCAAGGCTCAGGTCAGGGTGCTGGTCAAGAAGGGGGCCAGGGCTCTGGTCAGAGTGGCCAGGGTCAAGGAACAGGACAAGGTGCAGGACAGGGAGGCCAGGGAGACCTGGGCCAAGGTTCTGGTCAAGGTTCAGGGCAAGAAAGCAATCAGCAAAAAGAGGCTAACATGAGTTTAGCAGACATCGAAACTGCTCTCGGAATGCCACTCGCAGAAGCAAAGGCTCTCCTTGCAGCCGGCAAGAAGCCCAAAGAGGAGCCGAAGGGCGAGACGCTAACGGGTGCGGAACTGGAACTGGCCAAGATGAAGGCCCTCATGCAGCGCAATGTTCCATCGGGTCAGATCCCGATACTGCTGCAATTTCTGAACATTGCCGGAACGACTTATGCCGAGATCAACGCCAGCCTTGATGCCCTGGCTCAGGCCAAAATGCTGCCTCAGGAAGGCCAGCAACAGCAAGGCCAGGGGCAGGGCCAGGGGAACGGAGCTGCTCAGGGTGGAGGAAATGCACAGGGGGCTGGGAACCAGGGATTGCAGAATGGAGGCCAGCAGGGAAAGACAATTTGGACTGCGGCAAAGGTCCGGGAACTTCGCAAGTCTGGAACCGTAACTGCGGAAGTGCTGGCCGATATTAAGCGAGCAGAAGCAGAAGGCCGAGTAAGAGAATAAATTTGGTGAGGTGGTACTTTGGCTTATGAAGCGTTTAAAGAAGAAGTAGTGGCGTTGGAGGTGCAACACCAATTACAGAAGGTGTTAGTTTTTGCCCAGGAAGGCGTGGTTAATCACAATTTTGAGGGGTCCGTAAAGTATGCTAAGAGTGTGCGCCTAACCGGCATTGGCGGAGTTACTGTATTCGATGTAATTGATAATGTCGATATGCCTGACCCTGAAACCATTGCGGATACAGATACGCATCTGACGATTGATTTCCATAAGGGTTATAATTTCAGGTCGTAAAAGACTATACAGTTGGTATTAAATATGTGAGCTTCATATGCTATCCAACAAGGGATAGCAATGGGGA